GATGCCAGTCATCAGACCTTGAGCCGCAGCTCCAGCACCCTCAGCAAGAAAACCACGATCGAAACTGTTCTTGATGTCGCGCCATAGATTATTTTCGGGATGTCGCTCTTGATAACCCATCCGATCAAGACCGCGAGCAATGACAGTCGAAGCTTTCTCTTGAACCTTCAAGTCACCTGCGCGAATCGCCTTCACGTCAGATAGTGGATTTCCAGACAGTCCGAAGTCTTTAACCACTCGTGAGTAATCGCGATTAATCGTTTCGAAGTCCTCACCGTATTTGCTGTTAAGGAAATGCGCGACCGTAGTTCGTGACGAAATCTCGTCAGTGTCATCGCCGCCCTGCAAAATGTGCTTCGACTCCACCACTGGAGCCGATTGCGTTGCTGTTGGATTCTTCGAAGGTTTTTGAGGTTCAGCCATATTATTGATTCTTGATGCGTAAGTTCCTGTCAGTCGTGCTGTTGATTATATCAGTCTGTTTCTTTGCCTGTTCTTGGATCTCAGCAGCACTTGCATCGGGATTCTGCTCATTCCATTCAGTCATGTCAGTTCTAATCTTCGCGAGCGTGCCAGAAGCATCCACAAACGAGCCCAACAACTCATTTTGACGACGAAGCGAGTCATTCACTGCCTTGTAAACTGTTACCACTTGCTCAGGCATAGGAATGTCCTTATCGAACCGATACCACGCCTCATCGATCCCACGAATCGCAGTGTCATCCTCAAGAGACGACTGGTAAGCCTTCATCGCTTCGCGCTCCATTTGGCGACCGACCGCAGCCGACCACTCGCCATCTTTTACCTTCTGCTTTGAGTCCTTCATCGACTCGACGAGTTGATCTTCTGTCATGCTGCCAGTGAGCTGCATCGCAAGGATGCCATTGAACTCACCCTCAGCAATACCCTCAGCCTTTGAAGCTTCCTTAAACAGTCGCGTGTCCTCTTTCACTTGAACCGCAGAAGTGTAGAGCGATGCGTTTTCGATCATCGCGTTTTTCACCTTTGCCGATGCCACCATCGAAAGACCTGCCTTTGAGTCATTCGCCGCGCCGATCTCATAAGCAGTTGAATCGAAGTCACCTTTCACCGAGTCAGCAACCATTCGCTTTAAATTCGCCTTCTGACCTGTTTCGATGACGCTCAGCCCTTTTGTTTTCCGAGAGTTGAGCAGTTTCTTGTTCCCCGCGCTCATGTATTCCTCATCCTTCAAGTCTTCGCCGTAGAGCTTCCAGCCCGATACTGTCGTCGTAGAACTCGCCATGTCATTGAATCTATTGTAAGATCCAGCGCCGAGAACTTTATCCTTCGAATCCTTCCGGTCAGCCTTCGTGTATTCCGTTGAAAGTTGATCATCCAGCACCTTCGCCGCAGCGTCATAGTCGCCAGTGTAAGCTAGTTGCTCAGCAGCCTGCATGGTTTGACCGTCAGCCATCTTGTGAGCTTGAGTCTGGATGGCAGTCTTGTTCTCAGCCGCTTGAGCTTGAGTGATCGCACCGAGCGAAAGACGAGCATCCTGATAGCTCTGCATCTTCGCGACCGTTTCACTATTGTAAGGATCTGCTTTCAGTTGGCTCGAAAGAATCCCTTCAGCAAGTTCGATGTTACTGAGATTTCGAGCATCTTCATACTGCACGCCGAGTCGCGCCGAGGATGTCGCACCGTCAGACTCGAACGCATCGATCGACTGTTGCCGGAGGTTGCGAACAGTCGGATGATCCTGATTGCGGATATTCTGCTTACTCCAGCCACGCCATTGAGTATTGTAGCTGTCATTGATCTTCTTCACCTCAGCAGCGTAATCCACCGACGAATCCACTGGAATCTTCTTGATGTCAGAGTCCCGCTTGAACTGAAGTTGATCCAGCATCGCACTGCCGGCGATCATGTCGGATCCGTATTGCTTCTGGATGTGGCTCTGATAAATCTCATTGCCAGTCTGCACCGCAGCATTCACGCCAGCGACAAGACCTTGCTCAGCTTGCTCTTGAATGGCATTCGCCTGCATCGTCTTATCGTTTACACGACGAACGCGAGGAGCTGCGACTGGAGCGACTTGGAATGAATGTGGAATTTTGATAGTATTATACCCCTTCTGGTTTGAAATTAAGTGCTTCAGTGAAAAATCCTGCTTCGATTGCTGCTTTATCGTAAGCGCGAGCCGCCTCTTCTTCAGTGCCAAAACACCCTATATGTCTCAGCTTTGTCCCTGCCTTGATATTGGCTTTCCATCTTTTGATTTCCTTCGCCCAGCAGACTCCCCGATAGATGGAAGTGCAATTCTTTCGCTTCCTTTGAAAGCCTCGATTCTGCTGCAATGGCGTTGCCATCCGAAGGTTTTCGATTCGATTATCCGTAGTATCACCATTGATATGATCGACGCTCAAACTATCATCCCAATTCGAAAGGAACGCCTTAGCTATTATGCGATGAAACGCATGATTCTTTCCGTTAATCCCAACATACTTATATCCGCGACCAGCGGTAGTCCCAAAAGTGGTAACTGCCGATCCCTTCGCCCCGCTACGTCCTCCTCTCTCGTTAATGTAAGTCAATGACCCATCACTATGGACGACGTTCATCCTTCCGTTTATGTAAACTTGTTTTGACTGTATCATAATATGAAACAGTGACACTATTTCGCAGAACAGTAAAGGAATTTTCATTTAAAGAATGGATTTGGAGCGCCACCGTATTGACCCACGGAGCTTGAAGGTAATTTGAGAGGTTTAGCAGATGGAAAAGCGGAACCGCCAAAGCTGGACGTTGCTCCAGTTGCCCCTTTCGGAGTCCACATCGAAGCTGCACCCATCCCCACGCTTGCACCTGTGCTTAATAGGCTGCTTATCACGTTCGACTTTGCAGCAGACTTCACGGAGTCAGCCATATAAAGCGATGACTGATAATCGCGATTCATCTTGTGGCGATCCTGCGCTCGCTGGTTCCCGCCTGAAATGTGGATATTCTGAACATTCGCCTCATCGACTTCGCGCTGTTTCGTCATCACGTCAGCAGCAGAGCCCTCCATAAGCACGCCACTTTTCGCGTAAGCCGCTTCTTGGATTGCTCGGAGTCTCTTGTTCTCCTTTCGCTCAGCAGACGCTACCTGCGACTCCTCAGCAGCATCGAGCTTCATCTGAGCCTGCATGTCGAGCTTGTCTTGCTCAGCTTGCGCCTTGATGTTGTCAGCCTGCACGCCTGCCGCTTGGTAGCCGCTATACGCCGAGTAAATCCCTGTTGCTGCCGTTACTGCGACTGCGGTTGCCATGAAACTCATAGTAATTTCCTTTCTTGTTCAGAGGTGAGAGACGCTTCGACCTTATTGACGAATCGATCTTCTAAAATCTCGATGTCCTGCATGTTATCAGGGTTCGAGTGGATGGTTTGCCAGATGCAATCTTCGAGGACGTTGACCAACTTCTGGATGCCTGCACCTGATACGAACGTGCAAGGTGCTTCCAACTCGTGAACCTCATCGCCCATGATGACGCGACATTTGCCCTTTAGCAAAACATTGAAGTGTTCAGTCTTATGCTCGTGACCGATGACCACGGTTCCGGCAGGCATGAAGATTTCACGCAGATAAACATCTGGCGCGAAGGCGTGCTTCACTGGACAGTCGATCTGTGGTTCTTTGAGAAACTCACGAGTGAGCCCTTTCATGTCTGGAATTTGTAATGTCTGCATCTTAACCGTTTGAAATACTTAGGCGATAACCTAGACCTGTCAGCGTAAAATGTCGATGGCTATCAATTGTAATGTCGATATCCAAGCCCTGCTCATAGTCACCTCCAGTCGTGAGATCGAACAGCCCACTTTCTCGCTGACCTGCTCCCCACTTTAGACCGTCAGTGAATGGCGACCCTTTCCCGTTGATCTTGATCGTGCAAGTGCCTGAATCCAGTAGATACATACCAAGCTCAGTGAGACGCTTCACAACGCCACTCGGAGCCACCTCAGAGATGTCAGTCGGATTTACGCGCGAGACGTATTTGCGACCGATCGCAACCGCGCCAGTCGTGACACTTGGAATCGTCAGAAGACCACCAACAATCATGTAATCAACACCAGCGACCAGTTCAACGTCATCATGCACCACCACCAGCGAACCATCATCATCCTGATCGATTTGCTTGCCGATTGTGAAATCCTCATCGAGCCAAGTCGTTTGATTGTCGAGGAAGACAGTCGATTCGTCGATGTCACCAAAGCTTTCGAGGAAGTATGAATCTCCACGCTTCACGACACCCGCAACAATGTCGCCAGTGTCAGAGTAATTCGCAGCAGCAGAAAGGATCTCGCCGCCATCGGTTGAGATAGTCGCCCACGCCTTAACCTCCTGCTCCCCTTCGTAAGTCAGAACCGCAGAAGTCCCGTTATGGAGAAGACAGAACAGCGAATTGTAAGGATGTCGCCTGAAACTCATCTCCTTCACTCCGCTTTTCGTGATGTGCGAAGCGAATAAGCTCATCTCACTGGACTGCTGCCCATCACTAGAAAAGTCATAACGAGATGCGCGAACTCGCTCACCTTGACCCATCACGAACCAAACCATGTCAGCCATCTGGATAGACTGAACTCCAGAAGATCCGTAATTGGTATGGCTCGAAACTGAAACATTGACCGCAGAAGTTACCTCATTGTCATCGCGAGAGCCCATCGTCACCTCTTGGTTATCAGTGAAGATATTCAACTGGCGCGAGCTGCGTAAAGATCGAATCGTATCAAACGAATCTGACGCGATGGTGAAGGTATAAGGCGACGTCACCTCAGTCCCTTGAATGAAATTCTCCCAATCATTCACGCGACTCGCAAAGACAGTATTCGGTTTCACCTTGCTGCCGGCATAGCAAATCCGCTCATCGTGAATTGTCAAAGAAGACGGATAGCCCGATTCGCCGCCCCACTCACCAATTGCATACCTTGGATAAACAAATGAGATATTCGAATTTAAGTGATTAGAAGCAGATACAGAATATTTTCCATTCTCAAGAGGATCGCGCTCAAGGATCTTCGCTGTCTGTGCATACAGTCTGTTTCCTGTGAGCTTCATCAAAAGGAATGGTTGCTGAAACTTGGAAGGATCTTGCGCCTGATAATTCACGACGCGCATCCTGCAAAAGCTGTTCGATGAAGTTGGATTGCGCTCAAGCGAACCGTTATAACTACCCGCCGCAGACGTGATCTCACCTATTTTCTGATAAGTAACACCATAATCAATCGTCTCTTCAAGCACTAGAGTGCCGCCCCACGAACCACTTGTTTCCATCGTCACCGTATCAACAAAGGAAAACGGTGGAGTTTCAACCACCGCCGTGCTTGGATACGTAGGGTTATGAGTCCAAGCAAACTGATTAAAATCAGAACCCTCATTCGCGCTTACAAGCTGATTGATTCCGAACTCAAGCTCAGGTTTCGACGTTTTATCCATCGAGATTACATCTTCCGGACTCAAGGCAGGAACCAAGATCCAATCTGACGGGTTTGTCAGAGGATTTGAATTTGTGCTATTGGTAATCGCCCTGTAAAATTGCAAATTCCGAAACGGAGATCCAGAAATTCCGGCATCATAGTTAAAGTGAAACGCTCCAAGTGCATCAGGGTAATTGTAAACAAATTGAGGAAGAATATTCTCCTTCCTGTATAGGCGAACAGTAATCACCCCACCAGCCGCCGCAGATGTCTCAAATTGATGATAGCCTGATATTGACAGCGCCTCAGCCCCAGAACACTCAGGATCGAAGTATGTCGGAATCGTGTTGTTGAGTGGATGTAGCCACACATTTCGCAGATAACCTGTCACACCAACATCAGGTGGAACCCCAATATTTATATTTACGGTAAACCCATAGTTCCCGCTCGGCATCTTTCCGAGTCCATTGGATGACGCTGAAGTCACATCGAAACTTAAAACTGGAGTTGAAAACCCAATACTTACAACATCCCCGACTTCATACGACTTCGCCGCTTCCCATAGATCGACAAAGAAGTTCAATTGATCGCCTGCCATCGACGAAGACCTTGGAGTGTCAAATGGTCCACCAGTTATCGGAGCGTCTTCAATCTTCCACCGATTCGCTTCTTCAGCTTTATCGAAGAATCGGTTGATGCGTTGCGCTGGATAATTTCCGCCGCAGGTCAAATAAACGTAGTCATTTACGTTGATGAAGTGAATCTCTCCCAGATCGGCAGGATCGTAAATGGTTGAAGCCATCGCAATGAATCCACTGGAAAGCGTAGAAGCACCCTCAAGATCGCTCGACAACGTGAGAGGCAAAACTGACAGCGGAACATCTGGAGTGCCATCAAAGACTACTTGAGAGCCACCAGCATCGAAGATGATCAGGTCGGCAGTTGTTGGATCGGTTGACTCGGAGCCACTGCCATCCGTGAAGACGATGTGGAAAACCTCAGTCAGCGAGAACTTGAACGGAAGATAGCGAACTGGAACCCCGAATAGAGCAGTGTCGATCTTAGCAAGCAGCTCAAACGGAGGACGACGAGTTACCGCGCCGTATGGCGTCGGAGTCATGTTACTGAGATGCTTGCAGCCCTTCACATAAGCAGCGAGATCATCGCGATAATGAAGCTCAGGCGACAATTCGCCAGCGTTGAAGGATTTTCGGACGAGTATCGGTTTAGCCATTACGCGAGACGTGCTTGAAGGTTGGAAAAGCCAGAAGGCAGGTAGGTCGGATAATTCTTCGCGTATTTGCTTTGCAGTTCGCGAGCCTTTGGAAGCGTCAGAGCGTTCAGCTTCGTCTCTAAGCTCTGGTAAAGATTCTGATTGTCGGTCACGAGGAAGCAGGCGTTAATTGCCACATTGTAAGCGACACAACGCTCAAGCTCGCTCGACCAGCTTGTCGGATCGTCATCGCGCCGGACGAAGAAGAGATTCAGAGGAGAGTCAGTCTCATAGTTGACTTCCAACTCTTGACCGACGACTTGATACTTCAGCGAGACACCCGCTCCGATCCACGTTTCAGGTTGATCCGAGAAGTCCAACAAAGCACCGACTGGACGCAGGCAGCGACTCGGTATCGCGTAGAATCGAGGTTTATCGACCACCAGTGTCAGCTCCTCAGTCGTGAGCAATTCCTTCCATAAGTAATTGCTCTGCATCTCATCGATCGCGAGCAGCATGAACCGCTTGCACTTGTCTGCCGCAGTCGATCCGGTGTTATCGTAATCAGCCACCGGATCGACACCAAGGAAGCCTAGGGAAAGATTGAGAATGTCTAGTAGAGTTGAGCTTCTTCCTTGCATAATAATTAATGTGGTCAGTTTTCAGCTTTTGGTCAATCGCACAAAAAAAGCGCCACCCCCGAAGGAATGGCGCTGAAATTTGGTCAGCCTAGACTAGACCGCAAGGACACCATGCACCACCCCAAGATCGTCATTTCGAACCGCATTCACATCCTGACAGGTGTAAAGCTGAGTTGCGAAACGCTGAGTTGGCAGCACGTCCAGTTCGCTTGTGCGAGCAGTCCAAGTGTTGCAGGTCACTGCACGCTTACAGAACGCGAAGAACGTTCCGAGCGGAATCTGAGGAACCACGAGGATCGTGAAGTTTTCCGCACGCTCCAAGTTGCCATCTGCGAAGGCTCCCATGCGACCGATGAAGTCAACAGACTGGAAGTAATCGCGGTTGTTGTTCTTCATCTTCGCAGCATCGGTCGGATTGATGCAGAAGTATTTCTCATCATTCACATACTCGTCGCGGAAGATCGCATCGATGTTTGCCAAGTCATCTGGCGAGACGTAGCCGACATTCTCAGAAGTATATTCCTGAGAAGCAGGCATTGCGACATTCGCCTTCGCGCCAGTGTTATCCAGTTCGCGAAGAACGTTGGTAGCCTGAACCGCAGTGATTGCGAGCAAGTCTTCCTTTTTGTAGATCGCAGAAGCGAGAGACTGCATTGTCGGAGACTTCACATCGATACCGCGCAGAACGTCATCCTTTTTGGGGATCTGGTCAACTGCCTCGATGCTCTGGGAACTCATGTAAGAACCCTGCTTGCGAGATCCAGTGAATGGAGTCTGGAACGCAAGGAACTCAGTGAAGTCGGCAGAACCGTCACGACGAGAAGGAAGGTCAGCAGTAGGCGTGACAGTCGCGTCATTGGCAATCAAGCCATCGATGCGAATCGAGTCGCCGCGCTTGCTCTCTTGCGAGAACATTTTCATCAGCACTGGAGCTGTAGGAAGTCCGATAAGCTGTTCAACGTTGTCGCTGAATGCTTGGCGGTAAATTGTTGGATCTGTATTAGCCATAATAAATAATCTTTGAGTTGGATTGGAGTGAGGTTGTCGCTGCGGTTGTCTTCAACTGAAGGCCAGTGCTGCGAAACATTCCAAGGGCTCGAAAGTTATCCTTATGCTTCGTTGCATTCAATACATGCACAAATGCGCAAATGTTGCAAATATAACTTTTTTCTTGCAACAAGGTCACTTATTCGCGAACGTGTGTGCATCGAAAGATTTCAAGCTTGCTGGCTCGATCTAAATTTTCCCGTCCTTGTGACACTTTAAAACCTCGGTTTCGCCAGCAAGCGCCGAGGTTTTTTTGTATCACAGAGCAGGAGAGCAAGCGGTTAAAGCCCAAGTCTTCGCACAATCAATCGGTTTCGCGGCCTGAACTAAGGTGCCAGTCGCGGGTAAAAGGTGTGGAGCAATCCACCGACTCGATTCAATAAGGCAACATAGGACTCACCGAGCCATTTGAATCACTGTTGAAATGACAACTTCGCAATGCGATACTCATCAACTTCAGGTCGTGCAGCATTAGGCGACCTGTCTCAGTAACCATCCTTTCAATACGATCAACACCAACCCACAATATGAAAATAACAATCGAACATGACTCAGGAGAAATAAGGACATGGGAAAGTCGAGAGCCAGTCCACTCGAACGGAAGGATACACATCGAAACCGCAGACCCATCAAGCGGGAATGAAATCTTTCACGTCAAAATAACCACCAACCCACAACAAAATGAAAGCTAAAATAGTAAAGACCACCGGAAAAGGAACGAAAATCAACGAGGTTCAACGCCCCTCGACACCGAAATATCTATCCGAACACGACCGGATCTTCAAAAAACCAGCAAAGAAAGGAACCAGCAAATGAAATACATCTTCATTGGAATCGCCGCCTACATTGCTTTTTTCGGATGGGTAATTATCCGGTCAGAGCATATGAAGCAAATCACATACTACCGAGCGACCGACTCAGCAGGTAATCAATGGGAAAACCTGCGAATCTCTAACTCTCACGCTGGATATGGATCAGTCCGATTCATCAAGACAGACGGAACCACTCTCACCCTGAGAGGAAACTTCACATACGAGGAAACAAGCAAATGAAAATCACACTAGAATATGACGAAAGCAGCACTGAACTCAAAACGCCAGATGGTATAAGCCTGATATGTTGGGCAGGCCTAGCGAAGTTCGAGAACAAAGAACCCGCCACCAAGCCAGCCGACTCAATCGAGTCTCTGACTAAGCTCAAAGCATCTGGATTCACAGCGACCGAGATTATTGAACTACGCACAAACGGATTAATATGAACCTATCAGAAATCATCCAACTCATCTTCGGCATCGCCATCATGGTGCTTCAAGTCCTCTTCAGCCTTGCATTCATGGTCGTCGTGATTGCCGGACTCTTTAAAATCTTCTTCGGATCATGAGCCACGAAATCAAATCCTGCCCATTCTGCGGACTGGAAGGCGAAGCACTCGACTGGAGCGAAGGAGAAAGCATTCTTATCCACCACCCAAACACTGATTGCGTTCTTGCTGATCTAAGGTGCGAGGATCTGGATCAGTGGAACCAACGCGCAGCCACCAAAGAGCGCGACCAGCTCAAGCTCGACTGTATCACGCTTGCTGAGGAGTTGGCTGAGGTGAAGGAGGACAATAGCACTATCACAAGGAGACACGACGCAGTTGATAGTTGCGCCTGCATCACAACTCGCCACCTTTAAAGAATTTATACTACAAGCTTAGGCGAGATAATTTCAAACGTGAGCGAGCACCTCTCAGCGATGTGCCTCTGGTATATTTTAATGAATAAGAGGTGAACTCGTTTCACCATCTGGTTTGTTCTCGCACAAAAAAGCGCCACCCGTTCAATCGAGTGGCGCTTCGTGCAATTGGTGGAGATGGTGGGAATCGAACCCACGTCCCTAATAAATCAGGTCGAAAACCTCACATCCCCCTACTGCGACAACTTAACTTGCTTCGCTTGCAAGGCAGCACGATCAGGATGATTGTAAGGCAGCGCAGCGAGCTGAGCCATCACCTGCTTGTATTCATCGGCACGATTGTAACCGGAGTTAGCCGCCTTCACGATCCCATCCTCGGATGTTGAAAGGTGAACCTGATGGAGCATCTTCATAATGAACTGCTGATTGATGACACCAGAGCTGATCAACTCTTCCTTCACACCGAATCGATCCGCGACCGCAGCCACCGACTTGATGTTCTTATCGTAATCAGTCCCCCACTCGTCCTTCAAGGCGACCTCAGTCTCATTGCGAATGTTCGCTTGATTCATCTGAAGCTGATCTTGAACCATGTTCATCTCCTCAGTATAGAGCCCCATTACAGTCTCATACTGCGATTGTGACAGTCCAGCCGCATGAATCGCCGCATTGCGCTCAGTGAGCCGCTCAGTGTCCAACTCCATGCCTTCAGGCAGTCCATCGAACTTGTAATCGCCAGCAGTCTCAGGCCGACCAGCAGCGTTATAAAATTCTGACAACTCTTCTGGAGTCGATTCAGCAGTCGGAGCCTTCAAGCCGTTCTCTTCGCCCGAACCCATCCGGCTTTGCAAATTGAGATAGCTCATCGTGAGAGCATCCACGTCCTTGATCTTGCCCTTCACGCCTTCGAAGCCTTTGTGACTTGTGACATCCTCAGACAGTCCATCGAACCACTGTGCAGGCGCTTCGCTGGAGGTTTCAGTGGGTGATGTTTCTACTGTTCCAGCATCAAGGATGTTTGCCTCGGTGCTAGGTGCTTCTGTTGAAGCTGTTTCTGTTCCTGCGGTATCTGTTGAGATATTATCGCTCATGTTTTTATTTGGTTTGGTTTGCTTGCGACTCCTTTTTTAGAGCCGCTAAATGCTGGTTGATGTCATTCGACAACGATTGACGACCTAGATTGAAGGCAGACTGACAAGGTTCAGCCTCAAACACGGTGCGACCGAAGCCACACTCGTGATCGATAGCAGCGATCAAGTCCTCGACGAGTCGATTCCCCTGTCCCGCTTCCAGTGCATCGCGAAGCAAAGGCTTCTTTCGGTGTTGAGTTGTTTTTCCCATTAGATTTGAGGTGCGCCTTCCATTTGCATCGCAGCAGGTGAACCCTCTTCAGGTTTCTTCGTCGTGTCGATAGGAGCAACCGCTTCTTGATCGAGTGCCTGTTGCTGTTGAGCAGCTTGCTGTTGAGCCATCTCAGCAGCTTGAACGTCCATCGCTTCTCGCTCATAGTCAGTCACGATGTTTTCGTAATTGATATTATGCGCCTCAGCGAACTCGACTGCCATGTTCTCAACCTTCAGCACCCGATTGATCTCAGGATTCTCACGAGCGACTTGCAGCAGCATCACAATGCTCTGAACTGCCTGCATCGTCTTCTGTTGATCCATCAACTCCAGCTTCGTATCAAGCTGAGAAATATAAGACACCTCAAAGTCAGCACCACCGATCGACTCATCTGGAGCCTCGATCTCACCTGCCTCGATTAGCAGATCCAGCACGCGATGAACCATAGGCGACCAGAACTCAGATCGCAGACGTGAAATCATCGGTCCGATGCTCGCAAACTGTTCAGCTTGGAGCGCATCGATCTCAGTCGCAGTCTTGTCAGAATCGCTCTGCATCACTGCGAGGAACACATTCGTGAAGAATTGACGACGGATCTCCTCAGTAAGTCGCACGATCTCAGCTTGCGTGACTTGAGGGTTATGAGTGCCACGCAGTTGAGTTATCTCGCCCGACGTGTAAATCACCGAATTAGGAACCAACTCATCGACTTCAAGCGTCTCGTCGTCCTTCACGACTGTTGGAGGATGCGCCTGCATCTGCATTCCGTCCTCAAGCTGCGCCTCATTCGTATTCAGTCCGCGAATAGTAGGAAGCGCCACCTCACACACGCCGATCCCGTAAGGCGAACCATCGTGACGCTTGATGAATCGAGATGTCGGATACGGGAACGAGCGATAACCACCAGTCTTGACGATTCGCTTGTCCTTCACACAGACATATTCGCTGCGGAATTTCATCGAAGCAGAGTCACCGCGCTTTGGATCGTATTTCGGATTCTCAGAGACGCAGAGAATGTAATCGAACTTCTCAGTGCTTTTGGACAGATCGCCGTAAGCCTTCACACCATCGGCAGACAGTCCAGCTTGACCGAACTGCGCGACCACATCATCGGCAGTGAGCCGGAGCAGTTGCTTGAACCCCTTCACCTGACCTTGATGGTTCTCAGTGATATACACGTTCGACGTGATAGGGATCGACGTGAACACCAGCTCGCTTGTGTCTTTATCGTAAACCACTCCGCAAATGCCAGTGCCAAAATTCGACCAGATACGGGTAAATTCACCGTAAACCTGACCGAAGTTCGAGTTTTGCATAAACTCAGTGATCGTATCAGTTGCAGCTTGGAGCCATTCCTTCATTGCTTCGCGATCCTCTTTCTTCGAAGCACGAAGCGCGAAATTACGATCTGAATTGGAATAGCTGTGTGAATACAGATTCGAACCAAGCAGGATAGCTTCAGAGGTTGCGACCGACGAGACTGGACGTTGATCCTGTCCCTCAGCCTTGAAATTGTCAGTGTTGCTCCCATCCATCGAAGGCAATGCGAGTCGCTCGATGTCTCGGAACGTGTTATCGACATTCGCACGCGCACCTTGGTCAGCACCATAAGCCGCAATGATTTTTACTGCGCGATCATCCTGCTTCGGAGCAGTTGCCGCTTGTGGTGGTGATTTGCGCTTTGCCATGATTATCCGAGGATGCTGGAGCGTTGAGAGGTTACAGATTGAGTGCGACCAGTTTGAGATCGAAGGCGACGACGCTCATCATCTCCCGCAGCCTTTGCGACTTCATCCTCCGCCGTTACTGCTGCTGCTGGTGCTGGTGCTGCTTTAACTTTCTGCTTTTTTGGTTTCTTGCCCATGATATTTTATTTTGAAGGTTTGAGTTGAGCCAGAGACTTGTTCGAATCCGAGCTTCTGCACCATCTTGGCAATTATCCCGCCATCGTCAATCTCACAGAATAGCTCTTGAATGCCGTAAACGTTCGCAGCGATGCACTGCGCCTTCTCCAGTCCGTAAGCCACGTCACGGGCAGCATAGGCACCGCCAGTCGTTCCGAAGTGCAAGTAAGCGCCGCCAGTCATGTTAATGACGCAGAAATAACCTCGATACACGTCATCCTTGAAGATGATGTGGAAGATTCCATGCTTCAAGATCCACTCGCCTCGATTGTCCGAGTCAATCCACTCATGCACGCAAGGGAACGCGACCTCGACCAGATCCAGCGCCATCTCGACCGTGAGGATGTCAGTCGCGTGAAATGTTTCGTAAGCATCCATCAAAATCTCCGAACCCTTCCCTTTGCAGTTGCGACCCGCTTCTTGCCGATGTTGCCGAGCCCAACACTGCCGAGCTGCGCCTTTGCCCAATACCGGACAGCATCGATACCGTGATTGAAGTCATCGATCGGAACATTTGTCATCATGCCACCGTGATCCAGCTTCCATGTATATGACGCAAACTCCTTAATCAGTTGCCGCGAGTCTGCATGGATCTTGATCTTGAACCGCTTGAGAAGCTGTATCCCCTCAGCAATGGAGTCCTTGCCCTTAGTGCAGGAGATCGCATTGAACCGATGCGAACGCAGTGCCTTGACTGTCTGAGGGTAAGCACAGTCCACGTAAATCGGCTGATCCCTTGGAACCTCAGCACCTTCGCACAACTCGACTAGAGAATCCTCGTGACTCTCAGGATTTGGCAGGTCAGTAACTCCAGTCGCCCAGACACGTTGACGCAGATACAGCGTGTTACGCGAGAACCTGCACTCGATGACAGTTGTCGGATCGACGAAGCCCACGTCGCAACCATATCCAACACGCTCACACGCAGCCAGCTCAGGCCATTCGTCAGACTCCACCCAATTCCTGAAGATCAGTCCCTTGAGAATCGCAGGTTTACCGAGTCCGTAAATCTGCCACATTGCATCATCGGCAGTGCCTTTCGAGATGTTCTCTTTTGTTGGCTCATAGCCGAGGATCGTCCTGCGCTCACCATCCGGCAGGAGAGGATTGTCGCGAAACGTCGAATCAAAGTAAGCGTAATCAGGATTGCCTCGAAACTTGTAAATAAAGTGATCGTATGACGGATTGAAGTCAGCAATCACGAAGCTAGTTCTCATCGCGATCTGATTGAACGACTCATAATTCACCTCAGTCACCTCATTGATGTAAGAGATGTCATCGCGCTTGCCTTTACGATTCGCAGCCTTATCGCAGCCATTGAACGCAATCACAGAGCCATTATTAAACGAATACTTGAGATCAGACGCATTCCAGCACTTCTCGTCCCAGATGCCCATCATGCCAGCCTCCTCGGACATGATCCGCTTAAAATCAGCAACCAGCGTCTCTTTTACCGACGACCGGAACTGACGGTAACATGACACACGCTCATTCGGAGTCGATGAAGCGTGCTTAGCGAGCCACTGAAGAACTGAGAACGTCTTCGATGATCCAGCAGAGCCTTGCAGCACGATTCCATCCTTACCCTCAGCCTTGGCTTTCTCGACTCGGACAAAATTTACAGTGACTTTAATGTCACCCATCGGTCGGAGCAGATCCCACGAATGTAATCGTGACATTGTTGTCGATTTTCCCCTTCAAGTCAGCCTCGACCTGAACAGGAATCAACTTGCTCACAATGTTAGTAAACGCCACCGGTTGTTCCTCCTTCAACTGGACGAAGAAAGCCTCAGCTCCCTTTCCATGATTCAAAGCACCCTCAAGAGCTTCACGCACTTGCTTAGTTACCTTGTTCGGGACACCCTTCTTGCGCCCGATGCCACGAGCCCCGACGCCCTTTTTCGCTGCCTTTGGTTTAGCAGTCTTCTTGTCTGTTTTTGCAGTCATGCCCACAAAATCCCACACTTTGCGGAAAATCGCAACAACGAATGATCTTGACAGAAAAGCCCGTTCTCCACATCGGTGAGGAACGAGCCGTTACAATAGACAAGGGCAGAACCATCGCTCGGAGAATCGCGTTCTCCAGCTATTTGTTCTCAAATATGAAAGATACGATATAGCGGCTGAATCTAACTTGCCTACAGTAACTCGTTCCTACATCTGGCCTCCCGACCCTATCCCATAAGGCGAATCTATATTTAGTGTAATTTGATCTATGTAGCGTAATTTTCATATTTTACCTTTGTTTTGTTGTCGTGTGATTCCCAGAGTGAGAACCATACGATTGTAGAAACGGCAGACCGTTCTACATCTACTTGTTAGAAGGAAGGCATTCGCTGTGAACGTATCGAGGGTAACTATCCTTTACCCGCAGCGCAAAGCATGGACGCTCGATGTCCTTTCCGCATACGTCGCAGATTTCACCCTCCGACAACCATCTTGGTATTCTGAACGACTCCATCACTTTGATGATTTCGGTTGTATCTACGTGTTCTATTTTGCGTATTTCCAGTTTCATAATTTTAGTGTTTCCGATTTCTAACCAGTCGCTCGGATTAATAGATTTCGCAGGCTCATCTATCATCCAGCTCTACATTATACTTTA